CAGAAGTTGTGCCACGAAATCGCGATTCACTTATTGGTGTTGTGTCTCTTGACAAACATCTACGAGTTAGCTTTGATCAGGAGAGATTTCCACATCTCTCCTGGAGCGTTCTTTTTGAGCGCGCTTGTATGACTGCAAATATGCAGGTGCAAGCAGGTGCTGATACCCAAGATTCTGGGTATAAATCCTTTGTTTTGATGGTCAAGTTGGTCACAAAGCAGATGGTTGCACTACAAATTCCAGATTTTAAATACTGGATAGATGTTTTGAATAATATCGCTATTGCTTATCGGAGTTTTTCACGGTGTAATGCCGTACAAGACTACATTGATGAATTTCAAGTCTTTTACCGAATTTTGTTGGGTCGAAGTGCAATGGTTGATTTTTCCGAAAAAATTGATGCTATTTTTGCACCAAGTGTGGTGCAAGCTGATTCAACGGAGATTCTGCATGCTTTGCGTGAGAGTTTTGATATGGTCAGGAACATTACTGAAAATAAGGTTGTTAAGAAATTGCAGAACCTATTTTCGTATGCTCTAGTTCAAGGTTATTTGAAACACATTGGGCTCGAACTAAATGATGAAGATTATTCAAAGTTTGAGCAGCGCCAATTGACAACAGCTTTTTCCTCGAAGAAAGGTTTTTTCTTTGAGATAATGGATACTGCACTTTTTGTTGCAGAACGTCTAAACGCCTGGTATGTTACCGGAGATTTTGACAATTTCCTTCATTCTGAAAAGATGTATGTTGACTGGCTGAGAGAAGCAGATCGATTACTCAATCTAGCTGCTTTCACGAACAATTTAACTGCGCTCGATAATACCAATTTTAAGTTCAAAGCAGATTTAGAATCTGCTATTGAGAAAGGTAAAGCGTATGTTAAATTCACAGCAAAGAGTGCTGGCACTGAAAATGTTGCTATACGCCGAAAACTGTGTTCTCTAGAACTATTGCATAATACTGAGATCACACGACGTGCTGCACAGATTGAACGTAAGGCTCCTTTTGGAGTTCTTATTGCAGGCCATTCTAGTATTGCCAAATCAGCTTTCACAAAGGTTGTTTACAATGCGTATGGTTCACTTTTTGATTTGGACAGGAGTGATGCTGGATGTTATTGCCGGAATTCTTTTGATGATTTCTGGAGTGGATTCAATTCCTCGCAATGGTGCATCCGTATGGATGATATCGCTTTCTTGAATCCTAGTAAGACTGCTGAGGTTGATAATAGTATCATCGAAATGTTGGGTATTGTCAATAACGTGCCATTCGTTCCTAACCAAGCTTCTTTGGAGGCTAAGGGAACTACTCCAGTTCTTGCCAAGTTGGTAGTCGCTACGACCAATACTTTGCATCTTAACACCACGACATATTTTGCTTCCCCATTGGCAGTAAATCGTCGTTTACCGTATGTGGTCAATCTTAAACCAAAACAAGAATATTTACATTCTAACCAGATTTTTGTTGATCCATCTAAGTTGAAATGCGACGAAGGAGATTTCCCGAATTTTTGGGAGATTGAGGTCATGGAGATCCATCCTGTGATTCGAACCGACAAGGTCGAACGTGCAG